TACGGTACTTTTGCTTATTCTCCAAGTAAAGCATTTTGCAAAAAGGCAATAGAAATTCAAACACCTGTAAAATACAGAGCAGATTATATTTGGAATCTTGTATCTAATACAGATATATATTTTAATATTCATCAACCAATAAAAATTCATGAGGAATTAGGATTATTATCAAATATTGATAACTATTGGTTAAAAGAAAGATTAAGATAAGTTATATTTAATACGTTTAAGAAAGTCTTTAGGTAAACACTCTTTAATGATTTGTTTTTCTTTAGCATTTAGATATTGTGTTTTATAATTTTTATATAGTTCTTTTCTCTTATTATCCCAATCATCAGACATAGACACTTTTTGGGGTATGTGTATCGTTTTAGGGTGTATATTAAATATTCTTTTGATATTTCTTCTTACATCTCTTTCTGCTAATAATCTTTCATAGGGTATTAAGTTAACTTGTGGTACATCTAACCAAGTGTTATACCAATCATAGTATAATTTACACAGATTTTTTAAGTTGATTGAAAATGGGCCACAGTGATCTTTTTGATTATGTAGATTATAATTAGGAAAGAAAGTCTTAATATCCACACAATTACGAAAACAAATACTTTCGACCCAACTATAAGGATGTTTAATAATCGTTAATATTTTATCTGAATATTTGTCTGTAAAAGGATTTTTAAGATTATATAAATCATGTTTATGATAATAGGGATGATGAGTATCCTCTTTAAATTCTATACTAGGTAGATTTTGTTGAAACAACTTAAAGACGTAATTGGTGCCTGTTCTTTGTAGACCATTTATAAATATATTCATAATGATATTTATGGTAAACTAATATGAAAAAATGTATAAATTTTATAGCATACAATCGTCCAAATTATTTTTCAGAAGTATTAAACTCATGGAAAAATGTAGATAAAATAAATGAGTATGATTTATATTTCTTCTTAGATTATTCTGATAAAACACAGGAAATTAAAAATCTTATAAGAAAATTTATTAAAGAGAAAGTTAATCCTTCAAAACAAAAAGTACAAATTAAAATTAGTAATCCAAAACAAGGTGTGAATGCTGCTATGTATAATGCATTAAGTTATTCTTTTGACAACTTAAAATATGATTTTGTTGTTATGGCTGAAGATGATATTGTAGTTGCAAAAGATAGTTTAAAATTATTAGAGTATATGCATAATAAAACAAAAAATATTTCATCAGTTATTTTTTATAATTTATTTAGTAGGTCTTTTTCAAATGATGATGTACAACTTAGTACAAAGTTATTCAAAAATAATCTTTTTGTTCCTTGGGGATGGGGAACTACAAAAATCAATTGGAATAATTTTATAAAATCATTTTGGGATCATACATATCAAAACGGGTGGGATCATAACTTATCTATTAAAATGAAAAAAGATAAAAAAATGTTCTCAATAACTCCTTGTATTAGTCGTAGCAAAAATATCGGTATTTTTGGTGTTAATTATAAGTCTAATCATTATTGCGATCATCGGCATCAGGATATAAAAATAAATGAAAATTATAATTATGGTTGTGATGATTTGATTATTGCCTTTGATTATATTAACTGATTTAATTAATAACTTATCTTTTAAAAAAACTAAAACATATATTTTTATTCTTATAAATATACCATAGAATTATAAAGGAATACTATGGCAAATCCATCAACAAGAGAAGAATTAAAACAGTATGCCCTAAGAACACTAGGGAAACCTGTAATTGAAATCAATGTAGATGATGATCAATTAGAAGATAGATTAGATGAAGCATTACAATATTTTGCACAATATCACTATGATGGTGTTGAAAGAACATATCTAAAATATCAAGTTACTCAAGCAGACGTAGATAGAATTAAATCTCCTGATGGAGATACATCTTCAAGTATAACTAAAAATTCTGTAACTACTACATGGACTGAACAAAATAATTTCATAGTGGTACCAGAAGCTGTATTAGCAGTTACAAGAATATTTCCTCTATCAAATAGAGGCAATCAAAATATGTTTGATATACGATATCAAATGAGATTAAACGATCTGTATGATTTTTCATCAACATCAATTATTCATTATGAAATGGTGATGAAACATTTAGATTTTTTAGATCACATATTAGTAGGTGAGAAACCTATAAGATTTAATCAATACAATAATAGATTGTATGTGGATATGGATTGGAAAACTGATATATCTGTTGGAGAGTATCTTGTAATTGAATGTTTTAGAAAACTAGACCCTACAGTTATGACAGATGTTTATAATGACATATACTTAAAAAGATATGTCACAGCCTTATTTAAAAGACAATGGGGTGCAAACCTATCAAAATTTAATGGTGTGACTATGATTGGTGGAGTATCACTAAATGGTCAACAATTATTTTCAGAAGCACAAGAAGATATAAGAAAATTAGAAGAAGAAATAAGAGGCACATACGAAACGCCTGTAACATACATGATAGGATAATGCCATGCCAGTTAATCATTACTTTCAAGGTGGCAATGGGATCGGAAGTGATTCAGAAAAAAGATTACACGAAGATTTAATTATAGAAGGCCTAAAGATATATGGCCAAGATGTATTTTACTTACCACGAACATTAGTTAATCAGGATTTAATTTTAGGTGAAGATGTACTTTCTAAGTTTGATGACTCATATTTAGTTGAAATGTATATTGAAACTACTGAAGGATTCCAAGGTGAACAAGAATTAATTTCTAAATTTGGTTTAGAAATAAGAGATGACACAACATTTGTTATTGCAAAACGAAGATGGCAAAATCAAGTAGATAATACAGCAACATTAATTAAAGACGGTAGACCTAACGAAGGTGATTTAATATACGTACCTTTATTTAATTCTTTTTTTGAAATACAATTTGTTGAAGATCAGGAACCATTCTTTCAATTAGGTAATTTACCAGTTTATAAATTACGTGCTACTAAATTTGAGTACAGTTCGGAAAAAATTCAAGGTACTATACCTCAACTTAATGAAGCTGAAACTAATCTATCTATTGATCTATTACAAAATCAGTTACAATTAGAGGATGGTAGTGCAATGTTATTAGAATCAACAGATACAACATTAGGTAATATTGATCATCTAATATTAGAAAACGATACATTTAATTTGGCTGCTCAGACAAGAGATTATGCCGATAATGATACATATGAATCAGATGCTGGTTTTGGTACTGTTTCAACAGATGATGATATACTAGACTTTACAGAAAGAAATCCTTTTGGTGAAGTAGATGAGGAAAGTTTATAATGTTTGGAAGAAGATTTTACCACGAGTCATTAAGAAAAGTTGTTGTTGCATTTGGTACAATATTTAACAATATAATTATTCATAGAACAAACAGTGATGGTGATGTTGTACAAAAAATAAAAGTACCTTTATCATACTCTCCAAAAGAAAAGTTTTTAGTAAGATTAGAGCAACAACCAGACTTAACGCAAAAAGAATTTTCAATAACTTTACCTCGTATGGGTTTTGAAATATCAGGAATATCTTATGATGCAGGTCGTAAACTACAAAGAGTTGGTAAATTTAAAAATGTTAATACTTCAGATGCAAGTAAAATGTATTACCAATATAACCCTGTTCCATACAATATAAGTTTTAATTTATATTCATTTACAGCAACTGCTGAAGGTGGACTACAAATTATAGAACAAATTTTACCTTATTTTCAGCCAGATTATACAGTTACAATTAATGCAATACCTGAAATGGGAATTAAAAGAGATGTACCTATAACTTTAAATAGTGTAAACTATGAAGATAGTTACGATGGTTCGTTTACAACTAGACGAGCAGTTAATTATACTTTAGGGTTTACTGCTAAAACATACTTATATGGTCCAATATATTCTGGCAAAGTTATTAAAGAAACACAATCTGATTTATATTCTGATACAGATACAACTAGTAAAAGAGAAGAAAGAATAGTTGTCGTTCCTAATCCAACAAGTGCTGATGCAAATGATGATTTTGGGTTTACTACAACTATAAGTACCTTTACTGACTCTAAAAACTATAATCCAACAAGTGATGATGATGAATAATTATGAGTATAGACGACAAAATAAATGAAGCTCTTGGTATCTCTACTGAACAAAAGCCTGTTACTAAAGCTGTAGTTAAAAAAGAATACACTCCTCCTGTTCCTAGAATGGAAGATAAAGAAAAAGAGGATGTAGATAATGATTACAAATACAGTAGAGAAAATTATTACAATCTTATAGAACGAGGCCAAGACGCAATTCAAGGTATACTTGATATTGCAAACGAAAGTCAACATCCTCGTGCTTATGAAGTTGCAGGTAATCTTATTAAACAAGTTGCTGATACAGTTGATAAACTACAAGACTTACAAGGCAAACTTAAAACATTAAAAGACGTTCCTAACAAAACAAATAATACAAACATTAAACAGGCCTTGTTTGTAGGTTCATCAGCAGAATTACATAAAATGCTAAAGAACAAAAACACACAAGTTCAAAGTGAAGAAGATAAAGATTTTAAAAAGGTAAATGATGAGTGAAGCGTACTTAGGTAATCCTAATCTTTACAAAGCAAATCTCAAACAAGAATACACCGAAGAACAAATAAGAGAGATTGCTAAATGTATGGAAGACCCTATACATTTTGTAAAGACATATACTAAAATTGTAAACATTGATGAAGGATTAGTTCCTTTTAATATGTATGGTTTTCAGGAAAAAATGGTTAAGACGTTCCACGATAATCGTTTTTCTATCTGTAAACTGCCTAGACAGTCAGGTAAATCAACTACTATTATTGCATATCTATTACATCAAGTTATATTTAACGACAATATAAATGTGGCCATATTGGCAAACAAAAGTTCTACTGCTAGAGATTTGTTAGGTAGATTACAACTTGCATATGAAAACTTACCTAAATGGTTACAACAAGGTGTCTTAAACTGGAACAAAGGTTCACTTGAATTAGAAAATGGTTCAAAGATACTTGCGGCTGCAACATCAAGTTCTGCTATTCGAGGTGGTTCATTTAACATAATATTCCTTGATGAGTTTGCTTTCATACCTAATAATATATCTGAGCAATTTTTTAGTTCAGTATATCCTACAATTTCTTCTGGTAAATCTTCTAAAGTTATGATTGTATCTACACCACATGGAATGAATATGTTTTATAAACTATGGAATGACGCAATACATGGAAGAAATGATTATAAACCTATTGAAGTACATTGGTCAGAGGTGCCAGGTAGAGATGATAAGTGGAAAGAAGAAACAATAAGAAACACTAGTGAGGCACAATTTGCTACCGAGTTTGAGTGTGAATTTGTAGGATCAGTTGATACCTTAATTAATCCATCTAAGTTAAGAATGCTATCACACAGTACTCCATTAGTTTCAAACGCAGGTTTAGATATGTATGAAAGAGCAGAAAAAGGTAAAGACTATGTTATGACCGTTGACGTAGCTCGTGGTACTATAAGAGATTATTCAGCCTTTACGGTATTTGATGTTTCAAAAATGCCATATAAAATGGTTGCAAAATTTAGAGATAATGAAATTAAACCTATATTATTTCCACACACAATAGAAAAAGTTGCAAAAGAATATAACAATGCTCATGTTTGTGTTGAAGTAAATGATTTAGGTCATCAAATAGCAGACGCTTTACAGTTTGAATTAGAATATACAAATCTATTAATGTGTATGATGAAAGGTAGGGCAGGACAAGTATTAGGTGGTGGTTTTTCTAAACGAGGAACACAACTAGGTGTTCGTATGACCAAACAAGTAAAACGTATAGGTTGTTCAAACTTAAAATCTTTACTTGAAGGTGACAAGATGCTTATACCAGATTTTCATACTATACAAGAATTGTCAACATTTGTAAGACGAGGTAGTGGTTGGCAAGCTGAAGAAGGTTCTAATGACGATTTAGTTATGTGTTGTGTCATATTTGCATGGATAACAAATCAAAGATATTTTAAAGAAATGACAGACCAAGATGTACGTGCTAGAATGTATGAAGAACAACAAAACGCAATAGAACAAGATATGGCACCATTTGGGTTTATGGATGATGGTTTAGATGATGATAGTTTTCAGGATGATTCAGGAGAACGATGGACTCCAGTGACCGTGCGAAAAGGCGAAATATTATAAATATAAACGAGATTAATGATACCTATTAGCTAATAAGAGGAGAACAACATATATGGCATTTCAAGTTTCACCAGGTGTTGTCGTACAAGAAAAAGACTTAACAAACGTAATACCAGCAGTAGCTACAACGATCGGTGCTATTGCAGGACAATTCTCACAAGGACCAATGGATGAAGTAGTATCTATTGCTTCTGAAAAAGAATTAGTTGAAACATTTGGTAAGCCTGACTCTAACACTTTTGAATACTTTTTTAGTGCTGCAAGTTTTTTACAGTACTCATCAAGTTTAAGAGTTGTACGAGCAACAAATACAGGTGCATTTAACGCTACTGCTAGTGGCGGTGGTGCAACACTAATTAAAAATAATTCAGATTATGATGACGGTTTTACACCAGACGGTTTATGGGCAGCTAGAACTGCAGGTGCGTGGGGAAATAATATTAAAGTTTCAATATGTCCTAACACACCATCAGCTTACGAAAATACTTCAGCAGCTACAGTAGATGATGCTTCAACAGCAGTTGGAGATACAACAATTACAGTAGATGATGGTACAGCATTAAACGTAGGTGATATTATAAACTTTGGAGAAGCGGGTGGATACGAATACAGAATTACTGCAATTGCAGGAAATGATGTAACATTCGTAAGACATCCTTCAGGTACAGGTGGTTTACATACTGCTGTAGCTGACTCTTCAACAGTAAGAAGAAGATGGAGATACTACGATTTAGTATCAGGTGCTCCAGGAACATCAGCATACACTTCAGCAAGAGGTGGATCAAATGATGAAATACACGTAGTAGTGATTGATGAAGATGGTGGTATTACAGGTACTGCTGGGGAAGTATTAGAAGTATATGACTCAGTATCAGTAGCAGGTGATGCTAAAACACCACAAGGTGATTCAAACTATTACAAAGATGTAATCTATAACAGATCACAATACATTTATTGGACTGCTCACGAGTCAACAGGTGCAGCTGGTAATTGGGGTGATCCTGCTTTAGGAGTAACATTTACTGCTGTTTCAGCTCTTAATGACGCAAGTTTAAGTGGTGGTGCTGACGGATCAGCAGTTTCAGTTGCAGAATTAAAAACTGCATATGAAAGATACCAAGACGCTGATACTGTAGATGTAAACTTAATCATTGCTGGAAAAGGTGACGCTACTCACGTAGATAACCTTATTACAGTTGCTGAAAATAGAAAAGACGCAATTGTTTTTGCTTCACCTGAATATACAGATGTGGTTGGAGTTACAAATTCAACAACACAAACAAGTAACGTTAAATCTTTCTTTGATGGTATTAGATCATCTTCATACGTAGTATTTGATAGTGGTTACAAATACACTTACGACAAATATAATGACGTATTTAGATATATTCCATTAAATGGTGACATTGCTGGTTTGGCTGCAAGAACAGACTTAGTTGCAGACTCATGGTTCTCACCTGCTGGTTTCAACAGAGGAGTAATTAGAGGTGCTGTTAAGTTAGCATACAATCCATCAAAAACACAAAGAGATGAGTTATACAGAGCTAGAATAAATCCAGTGGTAACTTTACCAGGACAAGGTACAATCTTGTTTGGTGATAAAACAGGTTTATCTACTCCAAGTGCGTTTGATAGAATAAACGTTAGAAGATTGTTTATCACTTTAGAAAAAGCAATCTCTACGGCTTCTAAATTTCAATTGTTTGAGTTCAATGATGAGTTCACAAGAGCACAATTTAGAAATATCGTAGAACCATTCCTAAGAGATGTACAAGGTAGAAGAGGTGTAACAGACTTTTTAGTAGTTTGTGATACATCAAATAATACTGGCGATGTCATTGATAGAAATGAGTTTAGAGCGGATATATTCGTTAAACCTAACAGATCAATTAACTTTATACAACTACAATTCGTTGCGACAAGAACAGGTGTTGCATTTGAAGAAGTAGTGGGAGCGTAGGAGGAATCATGCCAAATATAAATGACTTTAAAGCTAAGTTAAGAGGCGGCGGCGCTCGTGCTAACCAATTCAGAGTAACAATGCCTTTTCCTGGATATGCTGCTGTAGGTGGGGAGACTGAAACAATGTCTTTCTTAACTACTTCAACATCTTTACCAGGTATGACAGTAACCGAAGTTGCTATTCCATTTAGAGGAAGAGAGTTATATGTTGCAGGTGATAGATCATTTGCTACATGGACAACTACAATTCTAAATGATACTAACTTCTTAATTCGTAATGCATACGAAAGATGGTTAAACGGTATCAACAATATGTCAGATAACGAAGGATTAACAAATCCAGTAGATTATCAAGTTGACGCTTTTGTTGATCAGTTAGACCGAAATGGTAATGTGATTAAATCATACACATTTAGAGGAATGTTCCCAACAACGTTGGATGATATTGCTTTAGATTATGGTACTAATAACACAGTAGAATCATTTACTGCTACACATAGATACCAATACTTTGAAACAAATACTACTACTTAATACTCTTATAAGTATTAATAGTAATAGGAGAAATTAAATTATGGCTGAACTGTTTGGGTTTAAGATAGAGCGTTTAAAAGAACCCTCTACCGATCCAAGACAAAATATAGTTCCACCTCAAGCGGAAGACGGTACACAAACCGTCCCCGCTGGTGGGTTTTTTGCGTCTTATGGAGGTTTTGATGCTACGGCACGAAACGAATTAGATTTAATAAGAAGATATAGAGAAGTTGCATTGCATCCAGAGTGTGATCTTGCAATAGAGGATATAGTATCTGAAGCAATTGTATCAAATGAAAATCAACAATCTGTACAATTGGATTTAAGTAAAATAGATTATTCAGATTCTATTAAGAAAAGAATACGAGAGTCTTTTTCTGAAGTGTTAAAGTTATTAAACTTTGACATTAAAGGCCACGACATCTTTAGAAGATGGTATGTGGATGGCAGATTATACTATCATAAAATTATTGATAAAGACTCACCAAGACTAGGAATTACTGAAGTAAGATATATTGATCCTAGAAAAATCAAAAAAATAAGAGAAGTTAGAAAACAAAGAACAGATGGAATGCCATCATCTTTTGCATTTGAAAATAAATTCCAAGAGTATTACATTTTCAATGAAAGAGGAATACATCCAACTGCTACATCTAACGCAGGTGGATTAAGAATAGCAACAGATGCTATTGCATATTGTCCATCAGGTCTGATAGATCAAACACAAAATCAAGTACTATCATATTTACACAAAGCAATTAAACCAGTAAATCAATTAAGAATGATTGAAGACGCTGTTGTTATTTACAGAATTGCTCGTGCACCTGAAAGAAGAATATTCTATATTGATGTAGGTAACTTGCCTAAAATCAAAGCCGAACAATATTTGAGAGATGTTATGGCTAGATATAGAAACAAACTTGTATATGACGCAAGTACAGGTGAAATTAAAGATGATAGAAATCAAATGAGTATGTTAGAAGACTTTTGGTTACCTCGTAGAGAAGGTGGGAGAGGAACTGAAATTACTACATTGCCTGGTGGTCAAAACTTAGGTGAGATACAAGATATAGAATACTTCCAAAAGAAACTATATCGTTCTCTTAATATACCTATTAGTAGATTAGAAGGTGGTCAAGGTTTCAATCTCGGTCGAGCCGCAGAAATTAGTAGAGATGAAGTTAAGTTTACTAAATTTGTAGGTCGTTTAAGAAAAAAATTCTGTATGTTATTCCATGATCTTTTAAAAACACAATTGATTTTAAAAGGTATCATTGCACCAGAAGAATGGGATATGATGATGGGAGACATTACATATACTTTCTTACAAGATGGATACTTTGCTGAATTAAAACACAGCGAAATGATGAGAGAAAGAGTAAATCTGGCACAACAGTTAGAAGGTTATGTTGGTAAGTATTTCTCTAACGAATATATAAGAACCAAAATATTAAAACAAAATGAACAAGAACAAGAAGAAATCGACAAACAAATTGAAGAAGAAGGTGCTGAAGCTCAGCCCGAAGAAACACCAACCATTACGCCTAACCAAGAAACGAATGGTAGTGAAAAAGAAAAAACAACATTAGGAGATAAATAATGAGTAAAGAAAATATTAATAAATTTGTTAATTCATTACAGACAGGTGACAATACTCAAGCAGGAGAAGATTTAAAAAATGCTCTTGCTGATAAAGTTAGTTCTGCCTTAGATGATGCTAAAACTGATGTGGCGAGATCAATGTTTACAGGACAAGTAGGTGCTGATGCACCAGAAGCTAATCCTTTTTCTGGTAATGACGTTGAAGCTGAAACTCCTGCACCAGAGGTAGCAAGTAATGAAGTGGCTCAGTAAATTTATATCAGATAATATTACTGAAGCAAACGATTACAAACGTACTCGACAATACAATAAACTTACGCCTAAAATGAAGCGTGCTGTAGATATGGTTTTTAGAGCTGCAGACAAGGACGCTGATGTTATTGCAAACTTTGAAAAAAACGTTGATACAGCTGCAAAACAACATGGTGTAAGCAAACAAGATTTAATGAATTACTTTGATAAAGAAACATTAACAATTTTAAGGAAGTAATATGGCTTGGGTAACTGTTCCAGGATCAAATAGTATTTGGGAGTTTGAAAATACTGCTACTGTTAGTGATACATATCCTGATTCAGCTGATGGTGCAAATGTAACTATTTCAGGTGGAATAAGAACATTTACTTTTGCAGATGGCAATGTACAAGAAATTTATATTAGATGTAGAAAAGCAGGAGAAACAACTGAACGTGGTGAGTTATCAAAAACTTACTATGATGCACAATAAGGATTAAATATGGCTGATACAGTATCAACACAAGTATTAACAGACACAACAGGTGTAAAATACGCTGTTAAAATGACTAACTATTCTGACGGTACAGGTGAGAATTTAGTTAAAAAAATAGACGCTTCAAATACAACTTTTATGACTACTGATGGAAATAGAAAAATATCAAAGATATTTTGGTCAGTAAACACAGCAAATGCAAAGTCAGCTGTAGAGATAATTTGGGAAGGCGCAACAAACGCTACCGCAGTTTCATTGTCAGGTCAAGGTTTTTGGGACCTACGAGCTGATGGAAACGAGATTCTAAACAATGCAACAACACCTACAGGTGATGTTTTACTCTCTACAAAGAACTTTGCAAATGGTGATAATTATACGATTTTAGTGGTTTTCAGATAACAATTTGTATAAATATTAGAGAGAAATTAGAGATAGATACAAATGAAGTTAATTACCGAAGAAATAGAACAAGCAGAATATATTGTTGAAGAAGCTGGCAATGGAAAGAAAAACTATTCCATTAAAGGTGTATTCATGCAATCTGATGTGAAAAATAGAAATGGAAGAATCTATCCTAAAGAGATACTTCAAAAAGAAGTAGCACGATATAATAGAGAGTTCATCAATAAAAGTAGAGCATTTGGCGAATTAGGTCATCCAGACGGACCAACCGTTAACCTAGAAAGAGTTTCGCACATGATCAAAGCTCTATATCCAGAAGGCAGTAATTTTATAGGTGAAGCACGAGTTTTAGATACCCCATATGGAAAAATAGTGAAAAGTTTAATTGACGAGGGTGCAAGACTTGGAGTTTCAAGTAGAGGAATGGGCACACTTGCAAGTGTAGGTGGTGCTAATGTTGTCAAAGACGATTTTTATCTTGCAACCGCAGCTGATATAGTTGCAGACCCTAGCGCTCCAGACGCTTTCGTAGAAGGCATTATGGAAGGCAAAGAGTGGGTTTGGGATAATGGGATTTTGAAAGAGCAAGAAATAAACGAATTAAAGTTACAGGCAGAGAGTAAAGAGAGAATGGCAAGAGCAGAGAAAAATGCTCAAGTATTTGAATCTTTTCTTAAAAAACTGTAATTTTATAAATAGTAATTGACACTTTCCTATAGGAATGGTGTAATTATTGCAATAATTAACAACTAAAAAACTATTGAGGAGATAGAACAATGGCTGACAATACTGTGGCAAATTTGCCAACTAAAAACGCCGCTCCAGCTGAACCAGCAAAGTCGTTACAGGCAACTGTACAACAAGTGATGACTAAAGCAATCACTTCACCGACTGACGCAAAAGTAGATTTCGCACAAGGGGTTAATCACATTACTGGTGACCCACAACAAAAAAGTGCAGGTCCAGCTGACGCAATGCCTACTCTTTCTGCTGAGAAAGAGCCTAAAAAAGATATTCAGGCTGCTTACGAAGCTGATGAGAAAAAAGACGAAAAAGAAAAAGAAGACATGAAAGAAGCAGAATACGCTGACAAAAAAGATGATGAGAAAAAAGATGTGAAAGAAGGCGAAATGCCTGCTGGTCTTAAAAAGTACTTAGACAAAAAGAATGATAAAGAAGATGAAAAGTCTGAAGAAAAAGAAGACGATAAGAAAAAAGATATGAAAGAAGCTGAAGACAAAGAAGATAAGAAAAAAGACGAAAAAGAAATGTCTGAAGCAGAAGACAAGGAAGACAAGAAAGAAAAAGAAGTTTCTGAATCTGAAGATAAAGAAAAAGAAATGAAAAAAGAAACAGCTAAAGATAAAGTTAAAGACATGGACATGAAAGAAGATGTAAATGCTCTAACTGACGGTGAAGACCTTTCTGAGGAATTCAAAGCAAAAGCTGCTACAATTTTCGAGTCTGCTGTTAAAGCAAAACTTGTTGAAGAAATAGAAAAATTAGAAAGCGAATACGAAACTAAAGTTGACGAAAAAGTTTCTGAAGTTAAAGAAGAAATCGTTGACAAAGTTGACGCTTATCTAAATTATGTTGTCGAGGAGTGGATGAAAGAAAACGAATTGGCAATAGAAAAAGGCTTAAGAAATGAGATTACTGAAGATTTTATCGGTGGTCTTAAATCTTTATTTGAGTCTCACTACATCAATGTTCCACAAGAGAAGTATGATGTGATTGAGAATCAAGCTGCTGAGATAGAAAAGTTAAAAGAAGAAGTTAACAAAACTATCGAAAAGAACGTTGAGTTAAATTCAAAACTTGCAGAATCTACAAGAGAAGAAGTTATAAATGATGTATCATCTGATCTTGTTGCAACTGAAGTTGAGAAACTTAAAGGTTTAGCAGAAAGTATTGAATATAAAGACGC